GACACGCCAGGAGACGTTGTCTAAAACCATAGAGAATCTATCTGTGAGATGTGAAGACTACATAAAACTCAACCATCTATATATTATTATACCATAGTTTGTTGTGATGTGTCAAGAAACATTTTGCCTAATAATTACCATGTTCATAAGTTGGTGTTTGTGTGATTGGTGTTGAATCTGTGACACGAACCAAGCAACGTCCAAAATCACAAGTTTCTATTTCAGCATAATATCCGTTATCTGGAAAACTAAAAACTTTATAAGATAGTCCACCGAACTTTTTGGGTTTTATTGTTGCAAATTGTTCTTTTGAATCAATCTTGTAAATATTACGTTCTTCAATCCATTCTGGAATATTAATGAACTTATCTTCTTGAACTGGAACATCAGTTGTATGTTTCCAAGAGCCACCCATTCCATTTATTATATTTGTATTATCTACAAAATAAGATTCGTCTGTATCTGATTCATTATCAAAGCACCATATTCCATACCCGTTTTTGTGCCAGTTTGCCATTGAATATAAATGTTGAGCAATTTCAATGTGACAATGCACTCCAGTTGCATTACCATTCATTCCCATGTTTCCAATCTGTTCTCCTTGACGTCTTACTAAACCAACATATGCGTCAAATGAATCATCATGACAAGTCATGAATGTAGCATAATCAATATTACCATTTGCAAATCTGACTTTCTCTAGAGATTGCCAACAAGCTTGACCAGAATTTGGATAAATCCAGATACACTTAACGTCACATGGAGCATAATAAGGATAACGAACTCCAGCAACTAATCCTCTGACATCATTTGCCATTGTTCCTTTATGTGAGAATGAACCATTTGCTCCTTGTGTTATATACATATCAGTAAACGGACAAAGAAAATCTTGTATTCCACCTCTTCGACTTGTTTGACCTTTATACATAATTATTCCTCACTTTCTATTGGTTTACATTGTTCTTGTTCAGTTTTAATTTCTTCTTCTTTTCTTTCGTCAGTTGTAGCCATATAATCAACTCCTTAATATAATATTTTTCAAAACCTCTTTTGAAATATTTTTAATCTTCATATTTTCAAAATAGACGTTTCCAAGTTTATAATTTTGAATAAAACTATTCCAACAATTGTATTTTTTAGCAATTGAATATAACATTGTATTTGGTGAATGGTCTTCTGTTGTTGTAGCAAAACATAGACCATTATTAATATAGTCACGTGAGACATACATTTTACCTATATTGTAGTCAATCCAGATTCCGTATGTATTACCTTTATATATAAATGAAAAAGAGAATTTTGATTGACCAGATTTTTTCTCAATGAATAAGCTTGATTCATCAATAAATTTATTATCAATTGCATACTCTTCATAATCAGTTCCAGAAACAAGTTTTCCAAAACGTGTTCCTCTTTTAGCTTTTGCAAATTCGATTCCACTTACATATTGAAGAAGAATCATTCCATCTTTATATAATTTAATATCATTATTATATGGAATAGAGATATCAAAGAATAAGAAGTATGGATTTATTTCAGTGACAGAGTTTCCAAGCATAAAAACTCGAATGTCTCTAGTTCTTGCAATTGTTTCAATCAATCCAAGAAATGCAAAAACTTCATTTTTCAAATAATGACCTTGACCGGGTTCAATCAAGAATTCATCAAAAATAATAGTTTTTACTTTTGGAAAGTTTGATGATTTTAATTGTTGAGCTGTTGATAATGTCATAGCATAACCACAAGTTGAATCATCAATTTTAAAAGTAAGACCCTTTGTTTCAAGTTTATGTTCTGGATATTTCTCTTCATGTATTAAAGCCGAAAAGAAATTTTTTACACCTTTTGAAAGTTCAGTTTTGTATCTTCTTAAATATACAAATTCATCACCTTTTTTAATAAATTGAGAAGTGACAAAATCAGTTGCTCCAAAACTTTTTCCAATTCCACGTGGACCTATAATCATATTAAGGAGTGCATTATATGAAATGATTCTATCATAATTGTAATAGACACTTTCTTCCATAAGAACACTCCTTTGAAGTCTAGCAATATTATCCTATTATATAGCAGAACATCACTTCAAATATTGCTCTGGCTTCCTCTTCGGAAGTGATAGTCCAGACAATACACTATATATTGAATAGAATATATCACCATATTTATTATATCATAATACTAAATAAATGTAAATTAAAACTTTTTTGAAAACTTTTTTAAAAACTTTTTGAAAAAGTATTGACATATTTTTTATTATCCTTTATAATTAAGGTACAATGAAACAAGAAAAAGGAGTGGTGATGAGTTTCATGAAAACATTTAGATTTAAGATAAGATTTGATGAGGAGTTCCAAGATTATTATTTCAAACCATTTAAGAACAGAGAAGAATATGTTTGGATTAATGATATAATGGAAACAAACAAAGGATTGTTAGCAATAACAGAATATGGAGACATTCCAGTAAAAGAAATTGATTGGAAAAATATGTTAGTAATTTGTGAGGTGAAATAATATGACAAAAGACGATATCAGAAGAAATTCTATTAATTATTATATTGATAGAATTCTCTTCCTAAAAGGAAGAATTAAAATAACAAATCTTGATTATTTAAAAGATAATTATACAAGAACAATTGCTTATTATGAAAAGAAAATTGCAAGTCTTGTGGAGGAATTAGGAAAATGATAAAACTTAATCCAAAAGTTTATATGCTTCCAGTTGATGTTGGAAGTGTAATCTATCAGAAGACATCTGATGAAATTCAGATGTCTCTAGATGGAGATATAACAGCAATTAATGAACATGAAGAGCCATGGGTTATCATGGATATAAATAAAGACACAATGAATTTATACAATCTAGAGAATGGACGAAAATATAAAATGTATTTAAGAGAGTTTGATTATCTGGTTAGACATGACAGAATAAGAATTAGTGAAGAGGTGGCTTAAATGAAAGAATTAAAAATTAAAATTGAATGTGAATTAAGAACTTTAAATGAATTGTATGACTTTTATCTTGAAAAACTAGAGGAAGAACCTTATAATTCATATTATGAATCTAGACTAAACGAAATGAGGGTTCAAATAAGAACATATGAAAAAGTATTGGAAATGATGGATAATGTATGAATTACTATTAAAACTATACTATGAACTAGATTATAGAAAATTTACATTAGAAGACTTAAAAGAAATAAAAGAAATACTTCAAGAGTTTAACGGAAAAGTTGAAGAAGTAAAATTAAAGAAAGTAAAGGAGAAATAAATATGGAAGAAGTTTATGTTTTAACAATCCATGATGAAGATACATTTCAGATTCTTGGAATATATAGTGATTATTTAAAAGCTGATGAAGATAGACGAGGTTATATCAAATATAATTGTAATTTCTATTTTAGAGCTGATTTAAGAATAACATTAATGAAGCTCAATGAACTTTATTCGTTTGAGAAGTTCAGAGATAGTGAAGTGAAATAATGCAAAAGAAGAGTAATATCTGGCTTGTCATAAAGAATGTTGAGAAGAACTTTACATTCACAAAATATTTTGAAACTGAATTTGAAAAAGATAAGTTCAAAAGAAAAATAAAATATGTGAAAGCATGGAGACTTGTTGAAGATTCAACAGATATCAATTTTAATGATTAATGTTTCACGTGAAACATAAGAAAGGTGGTGATGGAGATGTGAAGATTATATTATATATTATATTGTTAGCATTTAATATGATAGTGATTATATGCCAACAAGCAAGAATTAGTGAACTCGAAGAAGAATTGATGAATTCGAGAATTGAAGCTATCAAAGAAATAAATAAATTAAGGAAAGAGGATTAAAAATTATGAAAAAAGAAATTATTGAAAACGAAGAAGTAAAAGAAGAAAAACAAGAAATGGTTGTTGCTAGTTTTGGAAGTTTAGCAAACTCTAGCAAAACAAGAAAGAGAACATATACAACAATTGATTTATCAGATGTAAAAACATTATATAATCTAGATAATAAGGATTGTGATTTTAAGATTAATGATTGTGTTGGTCAAAGTTTAAGAATTGTTGATGTTGTAATCAAAGAATTTGAAAGAGACTTGGAAGAACCAATCGTTGATGAAAACGGAGAAGTTGTTCAAGATAAAGAAAGAAAAATGGTGACTATTCTACTTGATGAACAAGGTCAGACATATGTCACAGCAAGTAAAATATTTACTCTACAAATGAAGAGATTCATTGAAACATTTGGAGTAGATACAATTAAAAATGGATTAGAAATTAAAATAGTTAATAAGAAAGTTGCAAATTCAAATAATAAGTCTTTAGGATTTGAGCTTATTTAAGGAGTGATATTATGAGGAGAAGTGAAAAAATTTATTATGATTTAACAGAATCAAATGTATATGTTGAATTACTAAACCATAGATTTTACTTCTCTTCTTCTTTTAATAAAGAGAGATTCTTATCTGGTTATGAATCATATATAAAAGAGGAAGAAGATAAGATAATATCAAAATATAAAGTATTAATTTCTATACGTTTTTATTTATTGATTGCTTTTTACATAAGAATTGAGAAAAGAGGATTTTACATCACAAAATATTCGGAATCTTCTAATAATTATGATATAATTTTAGATAGAAATAGAATAACATTTACAGAAATTGAGGTGTAGGATATGGATTCACTTATACGTTGGAAAAAAGGAGATTATATTAAACTTGGTCAAGCTGTTTCACGTTTTAATAAAATAATAAATAGTCTAGATGTTGATGAAAGAGAATATCTTCCAGATTTACGTGATTATAAAGATATGAAAGAACATATCACGTCAAGAAAAGAATTAAATCGAATTATTAAATCACTAAAAAGAGCAAATGTCGAGAATTTACTTGCAACAAGAACTTTTGATTCTGGAGAAGAAATTTCAAAATGGGAGTTTTCTGAACTTAATAAAGCAAAAAGAAGAGCTTTAAGAAATTTGAATGTTGAGAGAGCAAACATTTTGCAAGGACGTGAATCAATTGGAATGGGTGACGAGAGACTTTCAGAGATTCAAGCAATTGAAGATTCTTTTGAAAGATTAAACGAAAAGACCGGAAGTGATTTGAAAAGATTAAAATCACGAATAATGAGTGTGGGAAGAAGTGATTATAAATTGTCAAAAGATATGCAATTTATGAAAAACTTTTATACAGCACTTGAGGGAATATCAAATTTCCAAAATTATGATATCTTAAAACGTGAGCTTGATAAAATAAAAAATCCATCTAAATTTTACGAGTATGTAAAAAAGTCACCAGTCTTAATGGATTTATTCTTATGGTATAAAGAAAGTGATTCATTATTTTATGGTGGATTTAGTGATAATCAAGAAGCATTTGATTCAACTCTTTTATTTCATTTAGGGATAACAGATGTTGAAATATGAAAAGATTCACAGCCGACTTTGAAACAGCAACATGGAATCCAACAAAAACTTGGGTGTGGGCTTGGTCGTTATGTGATATTGAAAATCCAGAAAATGTTGATGTTGGGAATGACATTGAAACATTTTTTGAACGTATAAAGAAAGAAGCAAATCCATATATTTATTTTCACAATTTAAAGTTTGATGGTGAATTTATTCTTTATTATTTAATGACTCATGACTTTGAATATGTAGAATCAAACGAAAAGAGAAATAATACATTTTCAACTTTGATTTCTGACATGGGATTATTTTATCAAATAGAAGTATATTTTGAAGTTGGGAAGAAAACAAAGAAAGTCACATTTATTGATTCATTAAAAATAATTAATCAAAGTGTTGAATCCATGCCAAAGACTTTCAAGATTCCCGAAAATAAACTTGAAATTGACTACAATGAACCTCGAGAGATTGGGCATGAATTAACTGGTGAAGAAATTGCTTATATTAAAAATGATGTTGTCATTGTTGCCAAAGCACTAAAATATCTATTTGATATGGGATTAACTAAAATGACAGCTGGTTCAAATGCTCTTTCAGAGTATAAAGAAATTATGAAACTCAATCGTTTCAGAAATCTATATAAACCACTTAATTATGAAATTGATAAAGATATCCGTAGAGCTTATCGTGGTGGATTCACTTATCTTAATCCTATCTATAAAAACAAAGATGTTGCTTCTGGTGAAGTTTTAGATGTCAACAGCCTATATCCATCAGTTATGCACAAAGAAATACTTCCTTTTGGTGAACCATTCTTTTATGTTGGAGAATATAAAGAAGATAAAGTTTATCCATTATATATTCAGAGACTCACTTGTTCTTTTAAAATAAAAGAGGGGAAGATTCCGACAATTCAGATTAAACATTCAAGATTCGTTGATAATGAATATTTGACTGATTCCGGAGAAGAACCGGTTGCTCTTACATTAACGTCCGTTGACTTGAAATTATTTCTTGAGCAATATGACGTGTGGGATTTAAATTATGAGAGTGGCTGGAAGTTCAAGGGAATGAGAGGTCTATTCACCGAATATATTGATAAATGGATTAAAGTAAAGAATGAAGCAACTATTTCTGGTAATAAAGGAATAAGACAAGTTGCAAAAATCATGCTGAACTCCCTCTATGGCAAATTCGCGACAAGTCTTGATGTACAATCAAAGATTCCGTATTTAGAGAATGACATTGTAAAATATAAACTCGGTGAGAAAGACACAAAAGATGGAGTATATTTACCAATGGGAGCATTTATTACAGCATACGCAAGAGATAAGACAATCCGTACTTCTCAAGCAATAAAAGATTATTCAATAAAGAAGTATGGAGTTGATATGTATTGCTATAGTGACACAGATTCCATTCACACAATTTTACCAATTGAAGAATTAAAACAATTTTGTGAAATTGATGATGTCGAGCTTGGTGCATGGAAACATGAATCTCACTTCACTCGTGCTAAGTTCATAAGACAAAAGACATATTTGGAAGAAATTGACGGAGATATTCAAATCACGTGTGCTGGACTACCTCAAAGATGTTATGACCAAGTCACTTGGGATAATTTCAAAGAGGGTTTAAAAGTTGATGGAAAACTTTCATTCAAACACGTTCAAGGTGGGGTCATTTTAGTAGAGACAGAATTTACTATCAAAGAAGATAAAAAGTTAATAAAAGCTATAGAAAAATTCTAAAACTATGATATAATATAATAAAAGGGTGATTGTATGGACTTAATACTTAATTTACTTAGTAGAAACAAATCAATCCAGATGTTATGTATTTTCATAGTTTTAGATGTTGTCTTTGGATTTTTAAGAAGTATAAAAGAGAGAAAGACTAATTCAACAATAGGGATTGATGGAATTATAAGAAAAACTGGAATGTTGATTACAATTGCAACAGCAATTGTTATTGATAAAATTGCTGACATAGATTTGATATTTTTTATTCCAGAAAATATTAAAAACGTTCTTAATTTAAAAGAGTGTGGAATTGCAATTCTTTTCAATTCTTTATATATTATTTTTGAAAGTCTTTCAATATTAAAGAATATGAGAAAGTGTGGAATTCCATTTCCTAGAAAATTGAATGATTTCTTGGAAAAACTTTTAACGGAATTCACATCAGAGGTGGAAGATGGAAAAGGTGAAAAAGTTATTAATAGTTGAGAAATCAAAATTTCCAGATAATGATGGAAAATATGTTTTGTGGTTATACTCTAGAACAAAACGTGGTGAATGCTGGAGAGGACTTTTCAAGGGGTCAAAGAAAGAATGTATTGAGAAAAAGTTGGCTATGATAAATGAATAACTTTTATAAATATGATAAGAAGCATTCTGAATATATTTCTCAAATAACAAGATATTGTAAATGTGGTCATTCTGTTCAATTTAGGAATTTGATTCCATATGTGAATTGTTCATATTGTGGACGTCTTATATTTAGAAATAAAAAATGTGAATATGATTTCAAAATAAAAAGGAGATTTTTATAATGACACCGAATCAAAAAATGGTTGCTCAAGATGGTTATGAAGTTTTCTTATTTCCATGTGAAGCTATGTATTTAACAACAGCACGTGACCCAGACGAACATGATGTTCTTGCTCTTGACTTTTTACCATTCAATATATCTGGACAGAGGATTACAGCTATGCCTTGTTATGCTCCATTTTCTGGAACAATAGTATATACTGGAAATGACCATAACTTAATATTAGAAAGTGATGACAAAGTTCACATGCCAGATGGTTCACTAGAGTATGCACGTGTATTAGTTGCTCATAGTTTTGAAATACCAGTTCTTGGAATGCACTATGACCAAGGGGATTTATTTTATAGAACTGGAAATTATGGAATGAGTTCTGGTGAACACTTACATATGGAAGTGGCTCACGTTCCGACAAAAGAAACGAGAAAATGGAATGTCAGTGGAATCGGTATATATGGAGCTGTTCATATGTGGCTTGGTTTATATGTAAATAATACAGTTTTATTACGACCAGAGGATTATAATTGGGTAGAATGGAACGGACCAGCTCCACCAACTAAAAAGAAAGAAGAAAAACGTTTCCCTTGGGTTTTATATTCAAGAAAATTTAGGAGAAAGAAGAGGTGAAACATGGAAACATTATCAAACATTGTTGATACTATTCAAGAAAAACTTGGAAAAGAAGAAGCTGGAAAAATTGCTGATAGTCTTGCAAATATTCTTGTAATAGAAGAAGCAAATACAAAAACAATAAAAGAGAAAAATGATTTAATAGAAAAGCAAAAGAAAGATAAAGAAATGCTTATCGAGGCAAACGGAAATATGTTGAGACATCAAGCTCAAGTAAAAGAGGAAGATTCATTCTTTGATGAACCAATTAAAAAAGAAGAAAATAAACCTTTTGACTTTAGAAGTGTTTTTGATGAAAAAGGAAAATTCAAAAGATAATCTGGAAACGATTGTTTCTAGATATAGGGATAGAAGATTTCACCACACATTCTATCCGTATATCTGGAAATAATCCAGAAGAAAGGAAAGTGATATCATGATATCAGACGGATTACAAACAGCCTTGAATGAGATTAGAGAAACACTTATTCAAGACAATAGTCTATATCAAGAACAAATCCCACTTGTAAATCATTATACTTCATCACAAGTTTACGGACAAAGCTTACTTGCTTTACCTAGTGACATGAGAAATAAATTCATTCAGTCATTAGTTAATAGAATAGCTTACACTAAATTTGTTATGGATTATTTTGAGAATCCTTTACAAGAATTAGCTGGAGACGACTTACCACTTGGAGCAATTGGTCAAGAAATTTATGTAAATCCAGCTCGTGGAAGAGTTTATAATATAGACGACTTTGCTGGATTACTTGCAAAGTATGAAAGTGATGTAAAGGCTGAATATTCAGAAATCAATTTTGATGTTCAATATCCAGTCACAATTATTAGAAAGGAATTAGAAAAAGCTTTTGTTTCTTGGGGTGATTTTGAAAGTTTCTTAATGGGAATCTCAACTTCATTATACAATGGAGCATATATTGATGATTATAAATATACAAAGAAATTAATCTCAAATGCTTACAGAAATAATGCTGTTCAAATGGGAACATTCAGTTTTGCAAATGCAAGTGCTCCAACTGAAGCTGAATTAAAGAGCTTTGTAAAGAAATTAAGAGAAATATTCTTAAACTTCAAATCACCATCAACAACTTACAATGCTTGGAGTAAAGTTGGTGGATATGGACGTTCAATCGTTTCTTGGTCTAAACCAGAAGACGTTGTTGTATTCATTTCTAACAAATTAGCTAGTGAATTAGATGTTGATGTTTTAGCAAATGCTTTCAACATGGATAAAGCTGAATTAATGGGAAAAGTTTATTATATTGATTCATTCGATATAATTGATGATGATGGTCAAACTCAATTTGATGGTTCAAATATTTATGCTTTAATCTGTGATAAGAGATGGTTCAAGATTCGTACAAAAGATATGTTCATGGACGAATTCTACAATGCTAACAACAGAAGCTGGCAACAATATTTAAATGTAATTAAAGCATTTAATTATTCATTATTTGCAAATGCTTATATGTTAGTTGGAGCTACACCAAGTGTTCCAGTGACAAGTGCTGTATTTAATGAGGCTTCACCAAGTGTTGTTGCTGGTGAAAAAATAACTTTATCATTAACAACAACACCATTCAATGCAACTGACACAATTACATTCTCTTCAAGTGCAACTGGAAAAGCAACTGTGACAAAGGTTGATGACAGACACGTTGAAGTGACTGGAGTTGAATCTGGTTCAGCTACAATTTCAGCAAAAGTTGGTACAACAACAATTGCAAGTGTTAGTGTTTCAGTAGAAGCTAGCTCTTAAAAAAATCCTTTAAGGGAGAGGGAAAAATATCCCTCTTCTTTTACTTTATTATTTTAAATTTTGTGAAATTTTCACAAGAAAGGAGAAAATATGATAGTAGTTCCAGATAGTGACATAATTTTAATTAAATCACCATTAAAATTAGATAACTATAATCAAATTACATTTTCAAATGCAACAGCTCAATATAATTATTTTCATGGATTAACTCACCTTGAATATGATGATTGCACATATCAAAGAAAAGATGGAGTTATTCGATATGCTACTGGAGACAATTTACGTTTTGAAGATTTATTACAATACAATTATTGTATGTATAAAAATGATTCATATAAAGACAAATGGTTTTATGCTTTTATAACAGACATTAAATATATAAATGATGGAATGACTGAAATCACTATTGAAACAGATGTATTCCAAACATGGCAATTTAATATAACTTATATGAATTCATTTATTGAACGTGAACACGTTTCAAATGATACAATTGGTGCTCACACTCTTCCAGAAAATCTTGAAACTGGAGAATTCACTAATCATGATGACAAAACAAAATTCGGAATTGGTTCTTGTCATGCTGTTGTTTGTACATCAGAAGACCCATTCAGACAAGACGCAAATTATCCTTATAATGTTGTAAACTCCATTCCATCTGGACTTCATTATTTTGTTGTTGGTGATTTTACATCTGTCAATTTTATTGGTTGGCTTACAAATTGGGCTTCAAAAAAGAAAGATTTAAGTCTTATTCAATCAATATTCATGGTTCCAGATTCAATGACTGGTTATGGTCAAGGTGATAACTATTGGAGTTATGCAATAACTGGTGGCTTTAGTTATGCCCCATATCACAAATTGCCAGAAGTTATTAGTGGAAGCTTCAATCTTGGTGATACAACAATAACAAAACCTTATAACAATATTGATGGATATGTTCCAAGAAACAACAAGCTGTTCGTCTATCCATATAATTTTATGATGGTTGATAATCATGGTGGAGTTTGTGAAGAGTTCAGATATGAAGATTTCACATCAACAAATTGTGTCTTTACAACAAAAGGTGATATTACTCCTGGTTGTTCTATAAGAACAATTCCAAGAAATTATAAACACATTGATTATAATTATAGTGAGGGAATAAATGCTTTAAAACTTCCAATTGGTTCTTGGGAGGGTGACGTTTACACAAACTGGCTTACACAAAATTCAGTCAATATTGGAGTCAATGTTGCAACTTCAACAGCTGGAATTATTTCAAGTGTTGCAACTGGAAATGTAGCAACTGGAGTCTCTGGAGTTTTAGGAATTGCTTCAACTCTTGGTTCAATATATGAACATTCAAGAATTCCGAATCAAGTTTATGGAAATCAAAATTCTGGTGATGTGACTTTTAGTGATGGAGAATCAACTTTCACAATGTATAGAAGAACAATAAAATATGAATATGCAAAAATGATTGATGATTATTTCACAATGTATGGTTATAAAGTTAATAGATTAGCAACTCCAAACATTCATAAAAGAAGTAATTGGGATTTTATGAAATGTATTGATGTAAATCTAGAGGGTGACATTCCAGAAAAAGACTTGGACAAAATAAGAAGTTTATTCAATAATGGGTGCACATTCTGGCATAACACATCTACATTCTTAAATTATAGTGCTACAAACTCTATTTTGTAGGTGATTAAAATGAAAAAATATGATATACTAATTATATACAATAATATTTATAGTAAACGAGAAATTCGAAAGTGTTATTATATAACTTATTTATTATTAAAATTAAGATTTTTATTCTCTAAAGTAGAAGTAATTAAAATCTAGAAAGGAGATAAAATGAAAAGAAGAAAAACATCAAATTATAAATTTGAAGATTCAATAATGGTTAATGACGCAACTTATATTGATTATTTAAATAGGTTCAGAAGAATAGCTCTTTCAATGTTTGAATGGGTTAATCTTCCAAAGTCAATGGATTCACGTTATCTTGAACAATGTCTTTATTATATGGGTCAAGCTTCACTCTTATATGATAAAAAATATGGTTTTATAAATACAAAGTGTGCTGGTTCTGGATATGTCAATATTTATGGTCTTCCAGACAAATTCAATTGCTATTCTTACGGATTCAACTCTATGAGAAAATTATATGTTGGGCTTAATCCAATGCTTACAGAAGCACAAAAAGAAAATCAAAAGAATTATGAATGTGTTCTTGTTATGAATAACTGGGATAGAACTCCAACAGCTGGTTCAATGGAACTTTTTGCATGGAGACTATATCTTGCTCAACGTACTTGTGATGTCAATATCTCAAGTCAACGTTTTCCAATTATGGTTGTAGGTGATGAAAAACAACGACTTACACTTGAAAATTTATATTCTCAATATGATGGAAATCAACCATTCATATTCGGAAATAAAAATCAATTAAGTGAAGATATGTTGAAAGCTATTAAAACAGATTCTCCATATGTTGCCGATAAAATAACAGAATATAAAAAAGAGATATGGAATGAAGCTCTTACTTATCTTGGAATTAATAATATATCAGTTCAAAAGAAAGAAAGACTTACAGAAAATGAATCAAATGAAAATAATGAACTTGTCAATTTAAATCTTCAATCAATGTTAGCACCTAGACTTGAAGCTTGTCGTCAGTTTAATGAAAAATACGGACTTACTGGAACAGATAAAGAAATTTCCGTTCGAGTTCGTTCAGATTTAAAAAATATTATAAAAATGGAACAATCTATTGTTTCAGACTATCAAGATAATAAACAAATAGACAAAGAAATAAACAAAGATAAAATAAAAGAGGTGATTAATAATGAGTAAATATACAATTGAAGTTCGAGAACTTTTTACTCCAGTCAAATATAATCCACCTCTTTACACAAAAGAGCAAGTTGAGGGATTCTTTAAAGATTATGAATTAACTGATTATCTTACTCCAGCACAGATTCAGACAATAACAACAGCTGGAATATGGTCAAAAGATAAACTTGCAAAAAAAATTGTTAATCATTATTATATGAGAGAAATAGGTCAAGAAACAATTGGTTTATGGATTCATTATGTAAAAGATACAATGGAATTATTAATGGAAGAATATCTTCCACTTATATATTCAGCTTCTATTTCATATGACCCATTAATTAATGTTGATTATACTGAAACATTTACAAGAACAGCAAATGTTGATAATACTGGAGAAAGTATTTCAAACTCAACAAATTCTGGAAATAGTATTGGAATAAATAGTGACACTCCACAAGGAAGAGTCACAAAAGCTTCAATCCTTGCTGGAAATTATGCAACAGCAACACAAGGAACTGAAACAGAATCACAAATTGACAACACAACAAACACAACTTCTGGAAGTGAATCTGAAGAGGAATATACAAAACGAATGGTTGGAAACTCTGGTGTTTCAGCAACAGCTCAAAAAATGATAGAGCAATATCGTGATAATATAAGAGCAATTGATAGAGAAATAATTGAAAAACTTGAATATTGCTTCTTTGGTTTAAATTAGAAAGGAAAGTGATAAAAAATGAATGAAAATCAAAATGAATATGTAGATATTAATGCACATGACAATTATCCAGATTCAGAACAAAAAATTGAAATACCTACAATGAAAGTAATTCCATTAAAAAAGATATGTATGACAATTGGTGAACTTCCAACATCATATCTGGAAACAATGACTTATTATGAAATGCTTATATGGTTTATTGAATATTTAAAAAATAATATTATTCCAACAATCAATAACAATGCAAGTGCTATTCAAGAAGTTCAATCTGTTGTTTTAGAGCTTCAAAATTATATTAATGATTATAAAGATTCAATTGATTCTGATGTTGAAGAACTTGAAGAATACATGAACAACTACTTTGAAAATTTAGATGTTCAAGAGGAGATTAATAATAAACTTGATGAATATGTTGCTGATGGAACTTTAGAACATATTATTGCAAGTTATTTAAACACACAAAAAATATATAATACTCATGCCGAAATGATTGCTGATTCTAGTTCATTAGTTAATGGATTAAAAGTTCAAACATTAGGTTATTCAAGTATTAATGATGGTGGAGGAGCTTTTTACTATATAACAGATTCAAGTTCTAATCCATATTATAAAGAAAATTTAGGAAATAATTTATATGCTGTTTTAATAACAAATGAACCTTATAAATATAATGTGTTATCATTAGGATTTAATCCAGATGGAGACATAGACAATTCTAGTGCTTTACATAATTTTATTACAGCATATACACAAGATAGATTAATATTATATTTTCCAAAAGGAAATTATTATATTAATAAAACAAATGACAGAAACTTTTTACCAGATTCAACTTCTATCATTGGAGATGATGCTTATATATTCTTTAATGATGATGAAGATGTTCAAGGTGTTTCGCTATTATCTGGAGCAACTAAAAAATTTGAATTAAAAGGTATTGAATTTAAATCTACATTTGATATTTACGGACAAGAAACAAATACAGCTCAATTATATTATGAGGAATTTGATACAACTTCACCAACTGAACAAATTATTAATATTGAAAATTGTAAATTCTCATATTTTAGAAAGACTTTAATGTCATCATCAAGAAGTAATTATGTCACAATAAAAAATTGTGAATATCATTTTATTTCAAGAGATTGCAATAGATTTTTAGGAGCTAAATTTTCATTAGTTGAAAATTGTAAATTCTATTCATGTGGTGATGATTTAATTTCAACTCATGGAAATGTTGCTGATTCAACTCATATATTTGCTCATAATTATTGCTATGCTTCATTTGGTGTTGGTATATTAGGTGGAAAATATATTGATATCCACGATAATGAATTTGTATTACCATTTATGTTATTTAAATCTGGAACAACAAATAATGAGGGTGGACCAACTGAACTTGTTAATTTCCATGACAATAAAGTTGTTCAGCCAGCTCACACAACACATTCTGGACGATTATTATGTCAAGTTTGTGCACAAACAAATAAAGTGTTATTCAATAATAATGTTGTAGAAGATGGAAGTTATGAAAAAGTTGACTTTGTAAATGTTGGAGATAAGTATTTAAATGATGACTTAACAAAAGGAATGTTCTTGATATATGTAATGGATAATGCTACTCTTAACTATTTAGAAATGATTGGAAATTATTATAATGCTCCATTTGGTCCATCAACTTTACAATTTGGAGATACTCAATTATTAAGAGGACAAATTACAGATTTACAAATGAGAAATAATAAAATTGAAAATTTCTATTCAATAATATGCACTACTCCAAAATTAAATTGGATTGTCGAAAATAACTATTTCAATGGAGATACTCAACATTTATTAACAACTGATGGTTCTTTTGCTAATTCTAGTGCTTTAAGAGTATTTAATGCTTATCCTACTAATTTTAGATATAATTATTTAAGAAATATCTCTGGAAACTTTTCTATTAATCATGAAAATTATATTTATTATCAGCCAGATGGAAAATACATGAATCCAACTCAAGCTGTTTCACCATGTAAGTGGATTCCATATACTGAATCAACTGGAATAGTTTCAAATGATACAATAGAAGTTTCAAATACAATGCCAACAACTGGTTATTATCACCAAGGTGATTATGTAAGAGCTTTATATACAATTGATAGTAATCCAATTGGTTGGTATAGATTAACAACTGGAAATAATCATGTATTGGGTACAGATTGGAAAGCTGTCTATCCAAAAACAAGTGCATAATTTCTTGACACATCACAACAAACTATGGTATAATAATATATAGATGGTTGAGTTTTATGTAGTCTTCACATCTCACAGATAGATTCTCTATGGTTTTAGACAACGTCTCCTGGCGTGTC